ACCTCTCTTAGGAATGGTTCAATAATATTTACGAAGTTTGTTCTTGTTAGTTCATCGTTGAACTCAAAGAGTTGATCCTTAGCCGCTGCTGATATCGCATCTTCTAAGAAAATGAACAATCTACGAACGTTGATTCTATCAAATGCTGATGACTTACCAAATCCAGTCTTATCTCCAAAGAGAATAATACCAGCACCAGGTGAAAGAATTACAGGATTAATTCTATTTGAGTATAGAATATCTCTCTGCTTTCTACCAGGATTGTAGATAAGTTTTACAGAATTTAAAATTGATCCTCTTGCTGTACCTGCAGGTGAGAACCAAGGGAACTGTTCGATATCAGTTCTAGCACAAGTTCCAGCAATATCACCATTTAATGGGATATAGCGGAATGTGTTATTAAATCTATCAAACATATATTTGTAACCACTATCAAAAACAGCATATGTTGATGATGTGATTGGAGCGTAGAATCCAACCACATTTTTTGTGATTGAATCTATGTTATTCACTGTAACTGAACCTGATACAGTATCATTCAAGAACGCTTGACGATATGGTGAAATAAATGCAACTGCATCTTTTCTTGCCTCTGCAACTTGAATACATTTTTCAGCAACTGCCTGTGACTGTTCTTTAACATGATGTGCTGCACCCATTAAAATAAAGTCAACTTCAGTTTCTTCAGTATTCTCAAATAAATTTAATCCTGTAATTATATCATCGATACCTGAATGTAAAGCACCTGATGTAGTATAATCAGTTTTACCACCATAGTTCGCTCCATCTTTTAATGATGCGGTGAAAACTCCAGAACCACCAAATTTAGTATTTGCTGCATCCTGATCCCATCCAGTATCATCATCTGGTTCATAAGTGGTTGCCCCAGTATCACTAAATCCAGTTGTTACAATACCAGCAGGAGCACCACCACCATAAACATATTTGGAGTTAATTGCTAAGAATTTTCTCCAGTATGCAGTTGATCCAACTGAATATTCAGCATCTTTTGCTTTTGATAGATTTAGATGTTTTTCAAGAATTGTACCAGCGTTACCTGTAATTGTACCCTTATCATCAATTAGAACAACATGAACCTCGTCAAATCTTCCACCTCTTGCAGCAGCATAACTTGATGTGCCTGGTCTATTTGCAAGACTATCCCATTCTATCGTATTGAAGTTACCATCCTTATCTTTTGTTGTAAGAACAATATTTTGTTGCTCAAACCAATCTTTTTCAGCGGTATATGATGCTGTTCCTGTCACAACAGACTCATTTTGGATTGTAATAGTTCCACTCTCTGGTAACGCATATGCACCATTTTGTGAATATTCAACATCTGTGATTGTTCCAGCAGCGGAAACATGTGCATTAATTTTAACACCAATCTCACCTTCACCTATTTCAGTAATCAATCCACGGAATGTTCCGTCTAAAATTGAAGTTGCACCAGTGCTTACGTTCGATACTACAACTGTATTTGATGGCACATCAATCTTAAATCCATTACCAACATTAATTGCTACACCAGATGTGCTAGTTGTACCAAATTCAAATATTACACCAGTTTTTGCTTCCGTATTAACACTGTCACCACTTAATATAACTTCACTTACACCAATTTCAGTAATTGTTAGTCCAATACCAACCACACCTTCAACTGCGTTTGTTGCTTGATTAAGTGTAAGTCCAGTTGTGTTTATACCAGTAATTTTATTAGTAGTAATACCAATATTACCATTTACTGCATCTTGTAACGTGAATGTTGTTACTTGACTTGTATTAATACCAGTTAATACTTGGTCTGCTTTTGCGTCTATTACTGAAACTAATATATCGTTTGCATAACTACCAGGTGTCTTTGCTGCGATAGTTATACCTGTAATTGTGTTATCATCATAACCTAGTTGGTTGTAATGAGTTCCACTCTTTATTAATGGTGCAGTCGTTGATACTCCTGCATAAGCATTTTTTAATCCACTATCATTAGCACGAACAACCTGCATTGTTCCACCATATGCTAGGAATGATGATGCAACCATCCAGTACTCATAATGCTTGTCAACCGAATATGGTTGTCCAAAAGTTTGTAATAGATCCTCCTCACTCTCAATGAGTTGTGGTTCCTCCACAGGTCCTTTAGTAAATGGAGCAACCAGTGCACCGATAGATCCGCTTGTAGCGTCTACTCTACCAATGGTAAGGTCAACTTCTCTTACTACTATACCAGGAGATGCTAAATTTAGAGGCATCTTGTTTCTCCGATCTCAGGATATTTTTATAAAATTATTTATTCTTTAACGTTATTTCACTGGGGAAACAATGCATGAACTACCAATCTGGATACTCCCAATCTCTAACCTTTGGTTTCTTTCGACTCTTGACTCTCTTAATAGTGCACTCCTTACACTCATAGGAATATGATGATTTAATATTTTTATTTTTACGAATTAAATAATATCCATCTATTAGGTCTTTCATTCTACCACAGACTCTACACTTTCTTTCTGAAAGAGTAAAGTGACCTAGTTCTAGTTGTTCATCGAATTCCAACGTTCTTCCTCCTCTTCATCAACATCTGCATACGCATCTGGATAATAAGGACCGTGAGGTTTCTTTGCTTCCTCTCTAATATACTTGGTCTCAAATGATGTTAAAGATAACCATGTTGCAAGTTTCATCACAATGAAGATAATCACAATCGGCATAAAACACAATAAAAGAATAACTGAATTCATAATACTTGCATCACTCCTACTATTTCTGGAAACTTTTGTGTCAGATGTCTTTCAATACCCATTCTCAATGTTTGTGCACTCATAGCACAAGATTCGCAAGCACCACTTAATCTTACTTTGGCGATTGCTGCTTCCTCTCCTTCTTTCACTCCATAATACATTCTAACATTCTCCTCTAAATTATAATCTAATTCTATAAATTCAAGATATCCACCATCAGACTCAATGTATGGTCTAATATCATCTAATGATTTGTTTACTTCTACTGGATCTAACATTATAATGCACCATCCCAGAATGAATCTGCCATTGGTTGCATATTTCGAGAAACAAAATACAAACCAATATTACATAAAAACCAGAAAAGATTCACTATCCAAGCTTGTTGCCAACAAAACCTTCGATTTGTCATCACGATAAAAATATCTCTCTCATTACCATTTTGTTTTACAACCTGCTCTAGTATTAATGAAATTACAAATCCAATTGCAAAAATATAAAAACAAAAATTAAAAAAACTAGAACCAGTAATTAAAAAATAAATCATTAATAATAATCCCACATGTAAGAACGATCTCCATACTCATCAGTTTTCCATAAATCTCCATCTTTGTCAACAAAGGTATCCTCACCAAACCCATCAGATATAAAACCAAATGGTGCCATATCCTGTTCGATTTGATTTTTTTGCTCCTCATATATTCTTTTTCTTACATCATTATCAGTCATCTCCTTAAAGTAATCTTGTGCAACTAACCACGAGAATATAACGAGACACATTGCAAGGTCATCATTACATCCTTCTTCTGCCTCAAATGAATTATGTTTTTGAGCAAAAGTCGTAAGTTCAGATATAATATCATAATCACATACAAGTATTTTATCGTCCTCAAGTAATGTCTTGAGATTAGAACATCCTAATTTTTTAACTGCTGCTGTAGTTCTGACCCCTAGTTGTGATCTCTTACCACTAAACCCTGCACCAACAACCTGTCCATTACGTCCACGTTGTGAGCACATTAATAAATTCTCATACTCTAAATCATAATTCAAAATCGATGCTACCTGATCTCCAATATCATTTACCTCCACTAAAACAAATGCCTTATTATATGCTATTGCAATATCATGAATAACATTTGGAAATAGCATTGGTTTGATTTCATTATTACGATATTTACCTACGACCTTATAAGGGAACTCTGTAATGTCAAATACGAGAAAAGCGGAATAATCATTACCAAGTCCACGAGCAACATCGACTGTGATTAGATAATTATGATCTTTTCTTGGTGCTTCATATATGTCAAGACCTGCATTTTTTTGTATCGGGTCATTAAATACAAGAGTTTTTAATTTTGCTGGATTAATTAGTGTGTTAACAGATCCTAGAAACTCACACTCAAACTCAACCTTGAATTGTTGTTCTGATGTGTTTGCAATCGTTTGTTCCTTCCAGACTTGATCACGACCTGGCACTTCAGACCAGTGAACTTCAGTTGGAACATATTCATTTTTCTTTCTTTCAGCATCATGCCACATACGGTAGAAATGATTCATACCTCGTGGTGTAGATACAATGATTACCTTTGTTTTCTGACCAGAAGAGATAGTAGGATAAACAGAGGCAAAGAAGTCATCAGCAATGTGATTCGGGAT